CGCCTAAGCGTTCACGCGACTGGCCTGGTGCGATGCCTGGCCTAGGCCTTGCCCATGACGGGCAAACACTGAAACTCAATCCTGAGACTGAACAATGACTGACGAAAGAACACAAGGCGATGAGCTGGTGTGTGTTGAAGCAACCCTGAGCCGCGATCAATGGACGGTTGTCTTTTTGCTGCTGGACAACAGCGCGTCAACGTTGCCAATACCAAGCCATGACGCGGCCCACACAATCATCGAAACGCTTGAAAAGGGTTACGGCCTTGCAACGTCCGTCTAACCAAAACCACCACCAACACCAGAGACTGAACCATGACCAACAAAGAATTCGCGATCAACAAGTTAGGTCTCACGGCCTATCGCTGGAATCAGCTAAGGCGTGCAGAAATGGCGTTGCATGCATGGGCTGAGAAGGAATGCAATGGTCAGATTCAATTTGACGAAGAAAAGGGCAAGCATGTTCTTTACCTCAATGATGAATATGGATGTTTCACGATTCCAACTTGTTACATCAATGACTCAGAAGCTCACTATCTCAAGGAAGCCAAACGCCATGCAAAGGCTGCAGGTCTGAGGATCTATCACCAAAGCGACTGCAGGGGCTGCAGCTTGTATATCTACAAGCAATCAGACCTTGAGGAGGCCATGGCTCGTGATGAGATCTACCGCAGGCCTGGCATGGGAGTCGGGTCTTTGTACAACAGCATTGGCACAGCTGTTTGCTGATCGTTGAACGACCAACTCACGGGACCGTTTCACCGGCCCTGAAATTGCCAACATTCAACAGTCCAACCCATACAACGAACGGAACATCATGAACAGAACAAACGAAAGCTGGGAGACCGCTGTAGCGGCCCATGTGGAGGCCTTGGTCGCTCTTGGTTGGCATTGGGAGGGTCGCTACTTAGCGCCTCGCTATGACGCGTCAAGAGAGGCCCTGAAGGTTGGCACGATCGGGATCACCAACTATGTAGAAAACGCATAAACGGTGCTTGACTTGCGGCTGCATAGAGCACCGCAACAGTTGCCACATTGCAATCGACACATCGCAACTTGTCGATGTCTCTAGGTGTTTGTACTGTTAGGTGGTCGGCCTAACACCTGCACCTTTTCAAACTCATGAAGCTCCAGATAAATGTCCCTTTGGATCCCTTGCGATTTCTTCATCAGCGTCTCTGCGTCAAGGCACAGAGCACTAGAAGTCCCAACAACAGTTGTCTGTCTAGATAGCAAGAGGCTTGGACCCTCAAGACGCGCATTTCGTGGGGAGTTGCGTTTCTTCTTCTACTTCTTGGTCGTCATCGACCTCAAGAGAGTCAGTTTGTGAACCTTAAAACGATCAGATGTCTTCACTTCAAGCAATGCGGGGAGGTCTTCGTCTTTTTCGAGCGATCTCGCCCCAGATCAGAGCAAGTCAAATTGACATGTTATTGACAGTTGCAATGAACCCTGGCATCAGCCAGACGGAGCTAGCAATCGAATGTGATGTGACGTTGTCAGCTGTCAGTAGGGCTGTCGATGTCATGAGCATGGCTGGCCGTAGAGACGGCAAAGGGCAGGCGTTAGGCCTGATCACTGCAACACGAATGCAAGGGGATGACCGCACAATTTGCGTTCAATTGACCCCTAAAGGAATCCAGCTAATTGATCTTTACAAGCAGGTGACTTATGGCGGTGCGCTTTAGAGCAGACCGGCAGGTCTGGGTTGTGGCAATTGAAACCTCTGTAGGTCGAGAGACCAAGCATTTCTCTACAGAGGAGGAGGCCACGCGGTACGAAATGCTGGAGAGCAAAGTTTGTTTGTTGAAGCTTCACAGCATTTGCCTGGTCATGGATTGGGGAGGCAAGGCAAAGACGCAACCGGAAAGGGCGCGTCGAGCCATTGAACAGCTTGGGGTTGAGCTGCATCCAGCTCAGGTCACGATGCAAATGCTTGACGCTTATGTGGCGAGGAGGAAAGCTCTAAACAAGGGCAATTCGACCATCAAAACCGAGCTGTCGGCGTTGAAGGTGATGCTGACTCGTGCTCGCCGATTGGGTTGGATTGAAATGCTTCCATTGTTTCCTGAAAACAGGACGCTTCCGCTGCCTGAGCCAAGGGATCTTGTCATTCCAGATCCTTGGTATCAGGAGCTGCTGCTGCAATTGGAATGGGCAGAGCATCGCGTTGAGACGTGCGTTGTTGTCTTTTGCCGGAGGCTTGGCTGCAGGATTGACGAGGCCTTGTCCTTGGAATGGGACCGCGTTGATCTAAAGGCAAGGACTGTTCAATTTGTAAAGACCAAGGGCTTGAACTCAAGGCGGTTGCCGTTGAACGATGAAGTGTTGGCTGTATTAACAGCACTTAAAGGACGCAACACCGCGAGTGTATTTGACAAGCCATATACAACATTTTATGCACGATATAAGGACGCTATTGAGCGCACATGTAGCAAGCTAAGGCTTGGGTCAGACGTGCAAGAACAGTGGGTAACGCATACGTTGCGTCATACTCGTATCACTGAGCTTGCTGTTAATGGTGCGTCCGCTCCTCAGATACAAGCATGGGCAGGGCATCAAAGTCTTGCTACATCGCAGAAGTACATTCACACCAGCGGTGTTAATTTGACCCATCTTGCGGACTGTTGAACGGTGTCTCACAGCTGAGATCCACAAGACAACAGTTGAACGATAAAGGGACCACATATCAACCCAAACACAGTTACAGCCTTGGTTTGAGCGTCTTAATAGTGAATCAGAGATTCTCTCTTTAGGTTGACACCGCTCAAATCACCGCTGAGAACTGGTGTCTCACCTGAGATCTCACCCAATGCACAAACAACAATCAAACGCTGTCAAGAGTCCACGTGAAGAGCAGGTGGAACTGGAGCAATGGTGTCGAAACTTAGGTGCATCTCGAATCCTGTCCAATGGCTGGGAGAAAGCAGCAGAGGGAGCGCTGATCAACAAACTGGCAGCGACTTATTTGGAACTTGTCATTGCGGCATGGAAGAACGGCAGGTCAAAGCCCAGTAAGTCATCACATCTTTGGAACATCATCAGAAGGGAGGAAGACTTAAAACAGGTCGCCCTTGAGTCTCTTCTTTATGTCCTTGGGAATATCCATGACAGTGCTTATGGCAATGGCATGGCCAGGGTGCTTGGTAAGCGAGCTGAGTACGTCCTTTGGTTATGTCATCCCCAGTGGGGTGGGAGCAGGCACCTAGAGGGATTGAAGCTCGTTAGCGGTAGCGATCTAGGCATGGAGCTGATGACCAAGAGGCTCCGTGACCAAGGATTTAAGAAGGCTTCTTCGTATCGACCGTTTAAACCAGTTGAACGTGCTGGTTTGGGTTGGGTATTTCTTGAGTGCATTGAACACGGCACCCGATTAATCGAGAGCTACAACGGGACAGAAGCAGGCGGCAGAAAGAAGAGAAGGATCAGAGCAACGCCATTGCTTTGGGAGTATCTCGATAACTACAAGGAGATTGTCCGCTGGTTGCGGCCCGTCAAGCTGCCGATGATGGTCCCTCCTAAGGATTGGAAGGGGCACCATGACGGCGGCTACCTGACGATTGAAACGCAGTTCACTCCTGTTCCTTACGAGGAGTTCAACAAGTGCTGGGAGAAAGCTGATCCCTGCGCTATGCAGGCAGCCAACATCCTTCAAAGTCAGTGCTTCATTTTGGACGCTGAGATGAAAGCGTTTAAGGAAGGAGTTTGGGAGTCCGGTCATGGCTTTGGGAAGATGCCAAGCAAGACACGGTTAGTCGCGCCGAAGGATCAGGACTACAAGATCAAAGGGCTAGGTCCAAGTGCTTATTGGAAGGCGTTGTGGCAATACAAGTCAGACGCCAGACAGAACAGCACCCGCAGTCAGATCATCAGTGGCCTGGCGTTGACCGCACAGTTTGAGAAGACAGGACATCTGTACTTCGTCAACAAAGAGGATGCTCGTGGCCGTATTTACACCTACGGAGGACAGATTCATCCTCAAGCAGGCGATCACTGGAGAGCAATGCTTCAGATGAAAGAGATGAGCCTGATGAAGGGCAATGAAGCTGCGTTTGCTTGGTCATTAGGTGAGGCCTATGGGATTGAACGCAACGAGAAAGCACGAATGGATTTCTTATATGAAGAGAGGGGTGGGATTCGTGCAGCAGGCAATGATCCGTTAGGTCAGCTTGAGTTCCTTGATCGAGCGAAGGAACCGTTCAGATTTACTCAGCTGTGCATGGACTGGGCTTGTTTTCAAGACAACCCTTGGTACAAAACAGGCACGATTCATTGGTTGGATCAGACCTGCTCAGGCTGGGGTCATGTTGCTTGCTTGACGGGTGATGGTGAGCTGGCTCAATACACCAACATCACTGGGTCCAAGTCAGCTGATTTGTATACAGGCATTGGCTTGTTGGTTGATCGCTATATCGATTCACAGTTGAAATTTGCTGAACTTACGGATCGTCAACGCCAACACATGGAGTGGTGGGCTGAACACCCTGTGCCTAGGTCATTGAGGAAGAAGATGTTTATGCCTGTCATCTATGGACGTAGCTTCCTGTCGCTGAAACAGACAGTGAAGGAGTACCTGAGGGATGAGGTTGAAGACTTCCTGACTGAGCAAGGGTTCAGGGTCACTGATCTAGCGCAGGTGTTTGCAAGTGCAGCACATCAAACGATCAAGCATGGCTTCCCTCAGGTGGGCAACTTGTCGCGATGGCTGGGCCATATTGCTGGCATTCAGATGAAGCAAGGGATCCGTCCGCATTTCTATACGCCTAATGGGTTGATGGTTCAGAGCTATAGCAACGTGACTGAAGGTGAGTACCTGAAGTTGTTTGTTGCCAATAGGTCAGTGCAGATCCAACAACGCACACAGGACAAGAGCACGTTCAACGTGCAGCGGAGCAAGAGGAAGATAGTTCCTGACTATGTGCATTCAATGGACGCTGCATATTTACAAAGGTTTGTTTGCCATTGGCATGAGACGTATGGCTACCCACTGTCAACAGTTCACGACTGCTTTGGCACGACCCTTGACCATGTTGTGACCTTACGGAAGGAGCTAAATGATCAGTGGGCCAGGTTCTATTCGGTTGACCACCTGGCTAAGCATCGGTTGGAGATGTCGATGGAGCTAGGCATTGAACTGCCACCCACGCCAGTGGTGGGAACGCTTGACAGCGAACGATTAGGGGAGAACCCTTACTTGTTTTGCTAAGTCCTTGACACCGTTCCACTTTCTCTATACGCTTACGGTGTTGGTTCAACCAACGGTCAATCTATTCACAACCATGCCACAATTTAAGACATCTGTAGGTCGCGTTGCCTGGAGCAACCTGATCGAAGCGCGTACCTCTGACTACGGAAAAACTGAGTGGACTCTGGGCCTAGTCATTGACGAAGCAGCCACTAATGAAATGCTCACACGCATGGATGATGAGCTTGAGTCATATCGAAAGAAGAATCCTCTTCACGCCAAGTTCCCACCACTTGCATCGCTAAAGAACGGCATCAAGCCAAGCGAAACCAAGGACGAAGAAGGCAACAAGACTCCTGATGAAGGTAACTTCCTTGCAGTCTTTAAGCGTCAGACCACATGGAAGAGCAAGCAAGGAGACACCAACAAGCAGACTCCTCCTCGCATCTATGACTCCGTTGGACGCATCCTTACTGATCCCATTGATGTCCCTCGCGGTAGCCGCGGCCTTGCTGTCTACGAACACGGGATCTACAACAACCCAGGCAATAAAGGCATCAGCTTGAGGCTTGTCGGCTTTCAGATTGCAGAGCTGGCCGAAGGTAGCGACGTGAAACTTGAAGCCATTGATGGCGGCACGTTCGTTGTCGAACCTGAAGAAGAAGCACTGATCTGATGCTGGAAAAGTTCAACCGCTGGAACAAACAGCGCAAGAACAAAGAGCATCGCTCAGGTCTGGAAGACAGGGTTGAAGATGCCCTGCGTGAGCAGGGTTTCAACCCTGAATACGAGAAGGAGTCTTTCTCCTACACCCTTCATCGCAAGTACAAGCCGGACTTCAAGATCGGTGACGTACACATAGAGGTGAAGGGCTGGTGGCCCTCAGACCAGAGGCAAAAGTTTCTATCTGTTGTCATCAACAACCCAGACCTGAAGATCTTTGTTGCTATCCAACGTCCACACCAGACGTTGAACAAGAAGAGCAAGACCACTTACGCCCAATGGGCAACCAAGAACGGGATTGCTTGGTGTCCCATCCCTATCCCTAAGGAGTTCTTAGAGCAATGGCTGGCAGGGCAAAGACCCACCTTCCATGTCCCCGTGAAGACTGCGAAAGCACGGACGGGGCCTGGCAATACGAAGACCAAAGCATCTTCTGCTTCGTCTGTGAAAGGAGATCGGATTCAAATGGAGATCCCTGGAAGCCAATGAGCAAACACACTTCAGTAGCTGACTTGTTGAACGTGCCACGCACGGACGAAGTCACCAAGCAAGTGGCGCTGCTACCTGGCAACCCACTCGACAGCCTGCGAAAGATTGCATCTAAAACCTTTCGCTTATATGACTACGTTGCTGGTCAGTTCAAGGGATCTGATGCACAGATCGCTAACTACAGAGACAGCAACGGACTGACCACTGCTCAACACATCCGCTATGGCGACAAGCAGTTCGGTTGGCTTGGTCGTGACAAGAGCATCAAGGTCCAGCTGTTCGGTCAGCACCTAGGCAGTGAAGGAACTCTCGTTTTATGCGAAGGGGAGATCGATGCGATGTCCGTTTATCAGGTGATCAGCAAGAACAGAGCAAGCCAAAAGTTTGTCTGCGCTTCCATCCCTGACGGGGCTCAGTCAGCCCATAAAGCCTGTCAAGAACAGCTCTCTTGGATCCTTGGGTTCAAGCGCGTTGTCATCTTTATGGATAACGATGACCCAGGTAAAAAAGCAGCAGCCAAGCTTGCTGAATTGGTTGGGCCTACTGCCTGTATTGCTTCTGGCTTTGCTTACAAAGATGCCAACGAAGCGTTAGTGGCTGACGATGAAGCCGCCATCCTTGGCGCTATCAACAACGCAACCAAGCACAGGCCTGACTCCATCGTTCATGCTCCTGACCTACTGGATCAGGTGTTGAATCCTGTTGATCGCATGGGACTGCCATTCCCTTGGGAAGGGTGGAATAAGTACACCGAAGGGATGAAGCCAGGTCAGTTGATCATGGTCAGCGGTGGTACTGGGATCGGCAAGAGCTTGTTCACCAGATCTATTGCCCTGCACCTGGCAAAGATTGGAACCAGGGTTGCTTACCTCGGATACGAAGAGGACTGTGTCACCAGTCTTGAACGGATGCTGAGTGAAGAGATGGGTTGCAGCCCTGGCTTTCATCTTGACACCGTTGAACAGAGACAACGTCGCGATCCTGAGGACATCAAGAAAGCTTTAGACACCTTTGCTGACAACATCTTTCTTGCCGATAAGTTTGGCAGCGAAGACTTTGATGACTTTGTTGCAGCTGTTAAACACTATGTACTTGGCGAAGGCTGCCGAGTTGTAGTCCTTGATCACTTCTCTCTATTAGCTGATGGTATTTCTCTTGCTACTGACCAGCGCCGGGCTATTGACCAGTGCATTAAGAACCTCAAAACGCTCTGCGTTGAACTCAAGTTCACGATGCTTGTCGTTGCCCATCTATCAAGAACCAGCGGCTTTGGAACAGCGGCTGAGTCGGGCGGGGAACCAGGGTTGGAGTCGCTTAGGGGCTCTCACTCGCTGGCCCAAATTCCAGACCACGTGGTCATGCTTCAAAGAAACCCAAGCAGCGAAGACAAGATTGAAGCGAACACGACTAACTGTTGGTTGAAGAAGAACAGAGTCAAAGGAACGCTTGGCCTCATGTCAAAGCTGCACTACATGGACAGCTGCAGGTTTCACGAGATCAACAACTAACAGTCGGCGTTGTAGCCGGGTAGTCGGCTGGGTGGAATGTTCCCCTTAAGCCTTTGCCGATCCGGCTCATGTAAGTCCGACCCACATCGCTCATTTGATAATCAACTGATGACAACTGAACCAAAAGGTCCACTTGATAAAGACGCCCTTCACACAGTCAAGGGAGGGGCTCTGAACCTCATGTATGACGACGGGATGAAGCGATTAGAGGAAGCCGTTTGCGGCTATGAACTCCAGCTTCCATTCTC